AATGATACATAGTGGAAAAAGGAAACTCTTAGTATATTCTAAACGAAGTTTGGCCTAATGTCTCTGGTTTGGCAAGATTAAATTGTTGTAAACATAGGTATCCGAAAGCGTCAAATGCGTGGTCAACCCCAAGATTTTTGTTCGGCATACCTGTGTTTGGAGCGTAAGTCAAGGTGCGGAGAGATTTTATAAGTTCTTTACAGCGTGGGTGGATTAAAGTTCTTCTTTCTCCTGCTGCATCATATAGTGCAGTGTTTATTGCGGTTACTTTATCGCGTACTTTCCAGGGAGAACGCGGAGAGGATACTGTGAATCCGCTTCTGCGCAAAATTGTGTGGTCCGTGGAACCCACTCCTGATGTTTTTCGGGCTGCACCTGTAGGGTCGGGGCAAGCAACTATACGTCTTTCGACTCCGTAACGATTTGTAACTTCTTCAGCAAAATCCCAGGTTGTTGCACCACCCGTCAAAATTATCTCGTCAAAGACGTAAAGTATGTCTCTATAACGTACTGCGCAGATTCCGCAAAGTGGATCTACGTTAAAATCGACCCCTAGTAACAATGGAGCGATGGATATGTCCTCTGCTTCGGTAGAAATGTTGGAATCTGAAAATGAGACTGCAACTAGACCAGTGAGATTCTCAAAGCTGGCTTCAAATTCCTGTTTAAATGTTCTGCTATCGAGTTGGGCCTTGGCTGCCTGGACTTCTTCTTCTGGAACATTACCCCCGTCTATTGTTGTGAAGCTCCAGCGTTTCCAATCACCTGTTTCATCTTCTGGAACGTAACACCATAAATCGTAGAACCATGAGGCTGTGCCGTCTGGTGTGGAGATAAATAGTGCCCAACCTTGTTTATCTGCGAGGGCTGGTCTGATTACTTGGAACCAGACATCGGAATCCATGAAGGCTGCTTCGTCAAGTACTACTCCAGCTAGGCTTCGGCCACGCAGGGTTGTTGCGTTTTCAGTTCCTTTGAGTTCGATTAACGAGCCATTAATTAGTTCTATCTTGAGGTCGGTTTCGTTTTTGGATTGTATCCACTCTGGTGGGATAAGTTTCTTTATTTCTTTCCATGCGATGTCTTTTGCCATGCGATAGGTTGGGGCACAGTAGAAATATGTCTCGCCAGGGCGGTCTATTGCTGCTTTTAGTAGTTCAATACAGGATAAATATGATTTTCCGAATCTTCTGCCAGCTAC